TCAAAGTTTTGAATAATGCCAGTAAACAAGCTGAGCCATCCACCACCAGCCAATTGGCATTGAATACGAAAAAGGTTATTTGATTTGTAAACAGGACCGGTCGGGTTCATTAAGTCAAACAAGGACTTTTTCATCATCCGAACATTAGCAATACCGACCCTAGGTCTAGCAAAGGTGTTCTGTTCAACATCTATGCCACGATCTATGTTTATTTCGAAAGTATCGCATTGCATGTTTTCCCAGTCACCTAAAGACGGGTTAAAGAATTGAATGCGAATGTCCTGCTTAATGTCAAAAGTCATTAGCCTAGCAAGTACTTTCTGCCAGTTTTCTTTTCAAGGCTACGAATCTCGCGGATAATGTCCGATGCTTTGACGTTAGTTCCCTCAAGCTTGATGTTGTATGTAGCATCTCCAGCCATAGCCTGTTGAGCACCAACCTGTGCACCAGTTGTGTATAGTGATCCACGCAAGTTTAAGTATTCTTTCAATCTGCCAGATTGGAGCAAGCCCTTGGCAACAATGTTTCCCTGAGCAGGACCCATAGACACCAATTCGCCAATAACAGATTCATCTGCTCCAGCCTTACGGAGCCTAGCGATGTTCTGAGCAAAACCCTTAGCAGCTGCAACTACACGCTTTAGTTTGTTGATAACCACATCCACGTTAAACACGCTGTTTTCGTCTTTACCAAAAGTTCCAAAAGCAAGACCAATAGCATCTCTAAAGTTTTCGGCTGTTCTCTTGATACCTGCAACCTTGTCTTTCAAAGCCTTTTCAACAGCGTCAGCGGCCTTTTCGGTTTTCTCTTTAGCAGCGGCAATGTTGTTATCTAGTTCAGTTTGAAAAGGGTTTTCAGTAGGGATATACAATCCCCCAGGTAACTGGCCATCTACATAATCATCTTGAGCCTCAGACGCGTTCATCCACGCCTCAGCTAGTGTTCCAATAGCCACAGCAATAGCACCGATACCAGTAGTGATGAGCGCAGCCTTGAGCAACTTAGTTGCCACCACAGCCTTACCAGTTAGTAGAGTGTAAAGTCTGACCGCACCACCCAATACAGTCCAAGAGATTTTAGCGGTAATGACCGCAGCAGTTACAGCCTTAACCAGAGTTATGTTGTCAATCAAGAACTTAGCCACGTCAGCGATGGCTTTACCCATAGCGACAAATAGATTTACAACTTGCTTTAGGTTCTCTTGACCAGCAGGGCTAGTTATGTAAAGTGTGAACTCCTCCAACGCTGGAAGTAATGCAGCACCAACTGTTTCCTGAATCTCAGCAAAGATAAGTTCCAAACGTTTGTAAGGGTCTAAGTTAGCAGCTCTTTCAGCAGCACCCTCGAAACCTTTTTCAACGTCACCAATAACATCGGCAGTTATCTTTAGACCAGGTATGAGCCTCCTCAACTGGTTAGCGTTTCCGTTGTACGCAAGAGATAGAGCCTTGGTTACAGAACCTAAATCTTTACCTGTCTCGGCAGATACATCTAGAGCAATGTCTAAAACTCTTTGACCACCAGCAAGGGAACCAGTAGCCCTAACAGCCTGAGCTAGAGCAGGTCTAAGTTGATCATCCAGAACAGCAGTTTGAAGTTGAGTCTTAGAGATGTAACGTTCTGCACTGGCGATGGCTTGGTCACTAGCACCAACAGATTTCTGTAATGCACCAGCCAAAAGGCCCTGAGCCTTACGATCCTCTGATGCAGCCTTAGTAGCCTGTTTCAAACCATTAGATAGCGCAGCAAAACCAAGACCTAAACCGACAGCACCAAACGCTTTGTTGATACCAGCAGATGCCTTTTGAGCAGTAGCTTGCATGCTACGGAGAGACCTCTCGGCCTGACGAGTAGCATTTCTAAGAGGCGTAGGGTCACCGACAATAGTCAGTTTCAGTTGGCTCATTCAGGCACCTTGTCTCTTAGAGCATCTATAACAGCCTGGTACTCTCTCAAGGTCATTCCTTTAGCCTCAGTCAAACTAAGACCAGCATGGACAACCATGAACGCAATACGTTCAGCTGCTTTATCTGCCACTATTCTTTTGGGTCATCCTCACCTACAAACAGAGCATTAGCCTCAGTCATTGACAAAGCACCAGCCTGTTCTAAAGTGAAGTTCGGGTCAATTCTTTTCTTCATAATGAAGATAATGGCTTTCATCGCCTTACCTTTAGGCTTGCCACTATCCAACAGTTGATCTATTGAAGAACCGGTAATCAGTTCAATCTGCTCAACTTCATTAAGTGTTAGTGATTCAAAGTCGAAGTTCTGGGTGGTCATTAGTATCTTCTTCCTACTGTGGAGTTTCTGACATTGTAGTCAGCACCTGTAAGGGTACCAGACTTGCCAGAATACTTTTCATATATCTTGATGAGTTCCTCAACATAAAACGTTGAGATTTCTTTACGAACCTTTGCAGCTGCTTTGTTAAGAAACTGTTTAGGTTTGATGTTCTTGGCGTAAAAGTTGTTCTTGTCATAAAACCATCCCCAGTTTTGCACGTTAGCGTAAGGGATAGTAGTCGCGTTACCAGCAACAACGAATGCACCATAAAGGCCTTGGCTGTATTTGATAGAACCCTTTAGATCGCCAGTACTTTTAGAGTTAGGTACAAGAGTGTTATCAAACGAGGACTGAGCCTCCTCCTTGACCATCTTGCCGACCTTAAGGTTAAGAGCTTTGACCTCTTTAGTAGCATCGCTACTCATAGCCTTAAGGCCAGCAACCATAGCATTGAGACCCTCAACGTAAACGCCAGACTCAACGTATGCCATGATGATCTAACTAAGCAGCTGTTTTTACAGTTAGACCGTAGTAAACAGGTGGAGTTGTTGCAGGTGTGTGAACAGCGTTCTTTACAGTCAAAGTAACTGAGAACTTCACAATCTCACCAGCGTTAAGGCTTAGAGGTGGAAGTTGGTCAAAGATTACTGTTCCTGTGTAGATCGGTGCGCTTGCAGTTCCAACAGCGTTGCCCTGTGGTGCCACAGTGAATGCAACCTCGGTGCCGAAGTTAGCCCACAGTAGTCTGTAAAGACTTCCAGTGTCGCCAGAGGTAACACCATCTAGCTGTAACTTCCATTCACCGCCAACACGTACCTCGCAGAATGTCTGGACATCGCCAGGTGCATCGTTAAGGGTTAGTTCGACTAGGTTTACATCGCATGACTCCTCGACAGTGCCGATTAGGAACTTGATGTTTGTTGCTTTGATTCTGGTTGATGTTGCCATCGGGTTCTCCTTTAAAGAGTTATGGATAGGTCAATGTTTAGATCGCATGCTAAATACTCAGCGTTGTTCGCAGCCAACCTAAATGGTGTGTTTACAGTTTTGAGAATTACATATCCCAAAGTGCTAATAGCCGAAACTGTTTGAGCAATAAGTTCATCCAGTGCCTCAGTAGCCTCCTCATTAGTTGCAGTAGATGCAACCAAAGTGACATTAAGACCTAGACGATACTCGTTACCAACAGTTTCAGCAATAAGGTACGGACTACCAGAATTGACGATAACAATAGGTGGAGTAATACGTTCTGGAACATAGTCCAAAACATCCAACCCTGCATTTTGTAGGTCGAGCTTGAACTCGGCCTTAGATGCTGTTATCTCATTCGTCATAGACCCGGACCTGTAAAGGGTAGGAGCATCTCACGTGCAGCGTTCATTGGATCCTTAGCAATACGTACAGTTGTACCAAGGTCAGCGAATTGAGCCACGCCATTAGGTGCGGACCTACGATGGAACAGCTCAGAGGCACAAGACAAGACAGCAGAATCTAGCACGTCAGTAGGTACGCGACCTGAACCAACGAACTTGGCGACCATCTGATTAGCAGAGGCTAAACATGAATCGACAAAACTAGAGACTTCTTTAGTCCCGACATATGCTCTGAACTGCTCCACCGTTACAGCCATGAGTTATTAGGCTCCGGTGTTTAGCTTGACGATTGCTCCAGCAAATGGAACAGCGAATGCAGCGTAACCGTAAACAGAGTAAGTGTCCTGCAACTTAGTTACATCGGTGTCACTTAGACGTGTTGGAGTACCAGCTGACTCGTAAGTAGTTAGAGCACTTGAGTGAGCAAGGTAAGCGGTTTTAGCATCTAGGGCTGGGTCTACAACGATCGGTAGTCCAAGGATTGAACCTCTTAGACCAGGAATGTTGCTTGCTCCGATGGTGTTTGAACCATCGCCAACCTGTGAAACAACTGGGCGACCTGAAGTGTCAACGATTGAAACTAGACGCTTGTAAGCAGTTACACCAGCAACGATGAACTCAGGTGATAGACCTGTTGCGTTGTAGATGAATGCAGCACCATCAGCGATACCACCCATGACAGCAGCAGCAGTTAGAGCTGATAGGTCAAAGGTCTTACCTGTGAATGATAGAGCAGAGATTGCAGCGATGAAGTCCACGTTCAT